ATACAAGATGCAGGAGATTATACAAATGCATCTGATGTGCCATTTAGATTTGTGCCTTGCATGGTATCAGGACTTGCGTATTATTTAGCACAAAAGTATCAACCAAATTTAATTCAACCTATGAAGTTAATTTATGAAGATGAATTTGCAAGAGCATTAGCAGAAGATGGCTCTGCTTCTAGTACACACATAACACCAAAAGCATATTACCCAGGAGCATAATGGCAAAAGAAAAAAATAAAAAAGTAGCATCAGTGGATAAATCATTTTATAAACCAGAATATGCAGATGACCATGCATTAGAGATGTTTGGTAAACCTTATGATAAATTAACTCCGAGTGAGCTAGAAGAATTTGAAGAAGAAATGGAGAGATTAAGAAACAAATTTTTATCTAAAGGTGGTAGAGTAGATAAACCTTTAGGACCGGGTGGTAAAAAGAAAAAGAAAAAAGGTAAAAAATAATGGCAAAGTACGCAACAGGAAAATACGCACGAGCAATATCAGATAGATCTGGTATGGAGTTTCCATACAAAGA